ATGAACCTCGCAAACCTAACCCAAGAAGAAAAAGACAAGATTAATATCGATTTGGCCGCAAGTGGTGTCGCCTATAAAGAACGCCTCAATATGCCAGTTGTTGCCGTAGAAATTGAACGACAACAACCAGCGCATTTGAGAGCGTACTTTAATGAACGATTGACGTTTTATCGAGAGAGAAGTAAGAAACTGCCGGATGTAAATTCAGTGCGGTATTTGAAAACAGAGTGATTATAACAACCTAATTTCACCGCCAACAATATTGAAGTTTCCAGTTGCTATACCAGACAGTGAAATAGAGACTTTTTCATCAACTTTTGTGACGGTTACTCGGCTATCTATAGTTCCGTCTGGTTTCCTGCATGTGTTACCCCATATTATTCCAACGAAATCTTTTGTTGCTGTATTGTCAGCTATTCTTATATTCATTAATATTAATTGCATATCAGAATATAGAATTTGAGTCTTAAAAGAACATTTACCAGCTTCAGTATCTTTTATTGGGTCATACAATCCATGCAGTGCACCATAAGTATATCCAGAGTTATACTTACCACTATAATTACCTGGTACATACTCATTAACCGCATTACTAACATGAGTAATCCTTCCGGCCGCATTATTGTGTATTATTTTTTTTTCAATAATAATCCCATCACCAATATTAGACATTCTATATAAAGTGTTTGATAAATCTCCCGTTGCCCCTGTATTTTTAAGCTCTATTACACTATATGAAAGACCTTTGTCTATAAAATAGTTTTCTGGCTTAATATCTATAACATGATTATTTCTCTGCACCTCGATCATGTTTCTTGGTTGTAGTGGCTTATGCTTAAATAAATGTTTTGCCCTTCTTGGTAACATATAATTATTAGAAAATGTTATATGCGAATATGATTGGAAGTCAAAGCAGATGTCTCTTTCATCACCTACATTTTCCAAATAACTATCCTTTACCGTCATATCAAATATTTCACCTTTAGAAACTATTGATACTCCCTGCCCCTCAAATGAAGCCTTACTCATAACTAAACCGGTCACTCCAGCTTCGAACACATAACCATCCTTTGTATTTAAAGCAATCGGAGCTTCTATATTCATTAAATTGCAACCATTTCTATATTTATGTCCAATGGAGTTTTTTGATAATAACGGCTCTGAATTTAAAAGAACGTTATTGTTAGAGTGAAGATAAAAACAATTATTAAAATCGAAACCTAAACCAAAATTTCTAGCAACGAGGTTGTCCGTCTTGCAATTAATATGTAACTCTTTAAATCCAAACGCTCTTCTTCCTATCGCATTATCTACATTATTATTATTAATAACTAAATTTCTTACATAGAGATTGCTAACATTTTGCGCCATAACAGGATCATCCATGCATGACACCCACCTACCATTATCTTTTTTACCAGAAATAAACACATCGCCAACATCATCAGTTGGCAAAAGAATTAACCCACCAAAATCCAAATCAATCAACTTCATTCGATCTTCAAATAATGGCAGGTAAATTGTGTCAGTTATTTTACTCCTTAACCCAGAAACACCATTAATACCTACTTTATTTTCGTAGCAGTATTCTAGCGCCTCCATCAAGGCTAATGTGTCATCATGCACTCCGTCACCAACAACGCCAAAATCAAGAATAGAAACAGAATCATCCAGCTTTTTATTTAATTGTCGCTTTACAGAATTTGCAGCTGGATATTTGTAGCCAATTAGTGATGAACCATAATCTAACTCCAGTTCATTTCTTAATTGGTCAGGATCATACTTCAACACATTAGGATAATAATGTTGCTGCGCCCCATAGCCGTCATACACAGCCATGCTGTGCCCCTCAACTGTTACAAACTTAGCAATCTGACCATTGTAAACAGGGAAACCAGCTTGATTGATAATTAACGGCTGTGAAATAGGGATATGAGAACCATCTTCATTTTCTAAATAAACCTGAATTTGATTTTCTGGTAATGTTGGATCGGTATCAATTTTTCCAATAAAAATCTTACCATTACTCGCCGCTTGGAATTTCCTTGCGAGAGTGAATAATTGTGATGGCATTGACACGACGACATTAGGGATAATATCTGACATTGCTTTCTCCAAGCGTGAGTAGTCACGGCAATGGTATCACCGTGGTCTTATTGTGAATAAATACAGTAGGTTATATTATGTTTGTCCACCAAAAAATAGGGTGAGACAAATGGCAAGAGAAGATACGCAGTTCAATCTACGACTTACTGCTGAAACAAAAGAGAAGCTAAAACAAAGAGCAAAGATGAATGGTAGGTCTTTGAACTCTGAGCTTGTTCACATAATTGATATTTATTTATCAACTCCTTCTTCAGTTGTTGGTTATAGAAGCGATGCTGAAAAACTAGCAGATCACCAAGCAGAAGAAGTTAAAAAGATGGTGTTCGATACATTAGTTAAACTATATAATGATAAAAAATAAACAGTGAGGTGATGACTTGGAGTTGCTTCTTATTTTAATTATTTTTGTTTTGTTATGGATAGGATTTAAGTTATCAAAGATTGTAAAATTGCAGTCTGAAATATCACACAATACAAAAACCTGTTTTCTGTCTATAAATGATGTGCTTGATGAATTGAAATCAAGCAATGAAAATAGAGAGCGTCAGTTGACAGACTTATCTAACACTGTGGAGTGCATATCTAACAATGTTTCTGATATGAAATAGATGCTTACCCTATTCTTAAACTTGAATCGTGAAATGACGACATGTATAAACCAAATACAGATAAAAAAGATCCACTATGGATTGAAGTTGGTAAAATAATAGCATATCCATCAATTATTTTTTTCTGGGTGCTCGTTTTTGCTAGAGAAAAACTAGAGTTCGGTAGCTTCTGGTATTCGGCATCATATTACCTGCTTCAATTAATATCATTAGTTGCTATACCATTTGCAATATCAACACTTAAGTTTGGGCTGTCGTCAATTGAAAACCCTCCTCGCTTTTGGAGAGAAAGAGGATACCTTGTAGATCCTAAAAGTGATGAATATTATGATCTATTTGAGGAGTTTTCTCTTAAGTATTACTCATGCCAAAATATACAAAATAGACTATCTGATGCGTTCCATTATTTAGGTCTGGTGTTTGATTCTATTGCAATAGTAATTACAGGACTTATATACTGGCAATTCTCCTACCAAGAAGATAATGTTATTGACTTAATTAGCTTTATTCCTCAGATTTTCTTGTCTACCTATTTTATCATATCAGTTCCTTTTTATTTATTATGCAAGGTAATCACTAATAGATATCCTGGAGAGGCAATGAAAGCAAGGAGACTAGATTCAGCCTCCCTTTTAGATGGATATTAGTTTCTGCTTTCAGCTTGACCTGTTGCAGTTAGAGTATTGATGATATTGGTTATCGCTCTATCTCTTGCAGTGCTTCCTCGTGGTGTGTTGTGTAGTCTCAATAGCATGTTTCTTATCGCTGGAGACTCGTACATTCGAGCAATTAAACCAACCCCGCCCTCGATGGCCGTCGCTACCCCGCCTGTTACCAATCCTGATGCTATTCTTGCTGGAGTAAGTAGAGACATTCCAGTCTGAGTAACTGCGTTAGCGGTACTAGCTCTTCTGGTCGCTTCGAGAACATCACGGATTCCCTCAATCATCCTGCGTTGCTGTTGGTTAAAGACTGTATTAAACACCTGACCATTTGACTGATTGATTAACTGGTTTAATTGAGTCACCATGCGTTGAGGAGAGCCGTTAGCTTTCTCATAAGCGCGAGTCAAATAAGCAGATCGCAATTGGTTTCTGCCGTTCTCATTTACCATGTTGAATATTCTAGCAATGTCACTAGGACGCTTACTGTAAACAATATTGTTGATTAGCTCTGGCGTGATGTCGCCTTTCTCTAAAGCGTTCTTTAGCCCTGTTTTCTCTATCCCTCTCGCTATGTTTCGGTATTCGTTATTTGCATGACGAAGCTGATTTAATGCGCCAGCACCTAGATTCTGACCAACAGATCTATTCATGTCATTTGTCATGGCAGTATTTATTCTGTTGTATGCAGACTCAAGAGCTGTTGGCATAGCTAAGTTATCGCCCTGCAAACTTTGACGAAGCTCCGTTCTTAGATTGCGAAGCTCTTCAAAACTAGCGCCATTAGCTACCCTATTTCTAAGATTGCCTAATATTTGAGTGGCAGCATTGTTTGGAGCTAAGCCATTACCTATCCGTTGTAATGCCTCATCAATTGCAGGAAGAGATCTGGTTGGAGTAACCGGAACACCTGTCATTTGTTGAGTAATGTTATTTATTGCGCCACCGTGCAGATCTTTAGCTCTTCGCAATCCAGCATTAACTTCTCCTTGCATAACATGCGGTGCGTAAATGCCGAACTCGTTATCAATCCTCTGCTGAAGAGTTTCAACAAAGTTCTCTCTTTGTTCAGCCTGAATGGCCCTGCGATTTCCAGTGCCTCCAAGACTCTGCTCACCAGTCTGTTGAAGTTGTCTTCTCACTGACGTTCTTGGCGGTAAAACATCGGTTGTCAGTACATCTATTCCGTTTTGTTCAGCATTTCTCAATAGTTGCTGAGCTTCCGGTGCGATATTTCCACTTGCTGCGCGAGATAGACCGCTGAGTCCGCGTTCAATAGCTTTTCCGCCTCCACCGATACCAGCAGACAATGCAGTTTGCCACGGATTAATATCACCACCACCTGCCATGTTAACAGATGATTGCAGTGCTAAATCCGTTCCTGCTGATCTGGCTGTTGCACCGACAATTGTTGGCGCTCTTGCGGCTGGAGTGAATGCAGCCACATTTGCAATAAATGGCATTACATCTTCAGATGACAAGCCGGGCTTATTTAATGCGTAGCGACCGGATGGCAAATCAACCAGCAAATTTCCTTTCTCGTCTTGAGATACTTGCCCGCCCATATTGCCGATAACTTTTACAAAGTCGTTATCGTTACCAAACATTTGCACCCAAGCAGCTTTCATTGCATCAGTATTAAATGCGTTCATTTCTGGTGATGACATGATCCCTTCGAGCCCTTGAATTTCAGGAGTCATCTTGCTTTCACCAGTAAAGGCATCTATTACGTTTTCACGGAAACCTTTAGCATCATCAGACGATTGCTGTAACCCCTGCGAAAGGTTCTGGCTAGTTTGTTTCATGCCAGCGATATAACTATTTTCTGGCTGTGGCGGCTGGGTTGCTTGTTCTGGCTGTGATTGAGGAAGCGGATAGGCGGTATAAAACTGTTGTCTTGCGTTATCTACGTCGTTACCAACATTTGGAGCAACTACCTCGTTGAAGTATTGCTCTTGCGCTGATACTTTTTGTTCGCTAGATAGTGATTGATATTCAGGTGAAGAGATCACCTCTTTCCATGGTTTAGCCATTACCCACCCCAGAGATTAGAATACCCACCTTGATTGTTAGTGGGCGCTTGTTGCGTTGGTTGTGCTGACTGCTGGCTTGATGGTGCGCCTAAGTTGGCGTTATTTCTTGCGTTGTAGTCAGCAACATATTTTTCTATGGCTAGATTTGATTTTCTAATAGATTCAGTGCTAGACATATCTAGTTGAGGCATAGACTGGAAGAACATTTTCGCCTCTTGGACTGTGTTAATACCACTTGCACCCATCGATCTCGCAGCTCCGATACCCTGATTTTGCATATACCCTTGAATACGCTTAGCTGCGTTGTAAAGCTCCCTTTCCTCGCCACCACTAAATCTAGTTGAAATATCGGCAGTTAAAGGCTCAGTACCAACACCACCAGTCAACCCAGTGATAGATTTTAATTTTTCGTCAGATGCGTTTTTAATCATCTCAATATCGGAGTTCATTAAATTCTTACCTGCATTACCAGAAGGATCGGAGACGGATGACAAGGCATTAACAGGAACTGTTATCATGTTTCCGTTAGCGTCTATCCCCCTGTAATATTTACTTTCACCTGCTCCATAAGGAGTTGGATCTATCATGGCCGTCATTCCATTACTCAATTGTGCAGGCTTCATCTCCATCCCAGCTTTGCCTTTTAGCTGCATAAATTGCTTGCGTTGTTCTGGTGAAAGAGATTGCATGTATTCATACTCTTGCACCGAGGCTGGCTTGCTTCCAGTTGAGTTAGCTGAACGCATAGAGTTTTGAGCGGAGATATTTTGTCCACGCACCTGTATCTGATGACCTTCTTTTGTTAGTGCCTCGCCAGCTTGATTGCTTCTGATTTGCTCATCTAAACGACCTTGGTCAATCTGTCTGCCAAGTTGTTTATCTTCAAGTTCAGAAAATTTCTCAAACCCAACCGCCTGATAACCTAAATGCTTGGCAAACTTAACCGCTTCTTGAGGATCTTGTTCGGCGGCTTTTAATGCCTCTTGAGGGTCAATCCCAACACGACGAAAATTATCAGCATTTTGTCTAACGTACGCTTCTACATTACCGCTATTTACGGCTGAGCTATAACCAAGCGATAAGTTGCCAAGAGTTTCCTTTACATCTCCGTTAATTCCCTTCATTCCGCCATCTATCATCTGAGCATACTCTGGATAAGTCGCTAGCAGTTGTCGCATACCATCACGATCACTATTCGCGTACGCCTCACCCCATGCTTTTTGGAATTCACCAAGACGTTCTTTGGCTTTATTTTCTTGATAGATACCAGCAAGACCTACAAGCCCATTTAATGCTTGCAGACCCATGTTATTAGCACCAGAACGAGCTAGTTCATTACTTTGATTAATTGAGTTAATAACAGGATTTGCATCACTGGCTCTTGGTGCGTTATCATTAAATTGACCTATCGAACCAAGAAACCCGCCTGAGTTAACTGATGGTTGCCATGTAGCCATTAGAACAATCCTCCCAATAAACCAACACCAGCACCAATACCAGCGCCCCATGCAGTACCAAGACCAGGAACAACACTACCAAGTTGAGCGCCCGCCATGGCACCACCTAAACCACCTGTAATTCCTTGCTGAAATTGTGACGGTCGATTAGCCATAGCTGCTTGAGCATTTGCATTTTGTTGTAGCAATTGCCCCATATTGTTTGCGTAGTTTTGACCAGCGCTAGCCTGCCCCTGCAAAGCACCAAGCCCAACATTGGCTAAGTTCTGGTAGTTATTCATCTGGTCAGCTAACCAGCCTTGACCAAGCGTAGGGGCAATAGATGCAAGCTGATTGCTTGTTGCTGTTGAACCCAATCCACCGGTAGCTTCTGCACTGGCTAATTGCTGATAACGAGCTTGGTTTGATAAATCGTTAAATGCCTGAGATTTATAGTATTGGTTTAATGCTTGACCTTGACCTTCTAAAGAAGATAGGTTTTGCAATTGACCAATATACTGCTGAGCGAGTGGCGTAAACGGTGCAAGGTTTTGCATGTTCGTCTGCCACATTTCACGCTGTAGCGCCGTGGCTTCGCGAGTCGCATCGGCTTGAGCGCCCGCACCACCATCACCACCACCTTTCATATATCCATGCATGGGTAGTAGTGAGTTTCGGAATTTCTCTGAAATAATCAGCATTTTAATAACTCCTCGTACTGTTCGCGTTTTAGTTGATAGATAGTGACGCCTACTGGTTTACCATTACTGATATACGCATCATCTAAATGACCGACACGAGTAGCACCAAGCATTTTCACAATAACGCGACCGTATTTTGTGGTATCAGGAACCATAGTCACTGAGTTAGTGAATTGACTGTTTTCAAGTAACCACTTGCAGAATAGCTTGTGTGCATCAAAGGCGTACTTACCACGAAATCCAGCATCAAATATGGCGTGACATTCAACAACTGTATGCCAAAAATTACGCACCTCGAAAACACCAACCAATAGAACTCCTTCATAAATACCCAAGTAAAGCGCATCAGGTTTAATGAAATACTGATCATTGCTATCAACGATATTTCCCGTGTTCGACTTATCATTTAAAAACTCAGATAGTCGAACAGGGTTATCAATAATTTTAATTTCCATTAATCTATTAATCCGTGTGAACGCAAGGCGTCTTCAAGCGCCTTGATACGTTGCCTTGCCTCGACTAACCCACTTGCTAAAGTTTGCATTTCTGACCGCGTGTAGTCAGCGCTGAATGAGTAGGATTGGTTAGCATTAAACGAGCTCTTAAGTGCTGTACCTGTTGCTGAAGTGAAACCAGTAACACGAGTGCCGACAACTTTAGTTCCGTTTACTGAGTAGGATGTTGAAACATCGATAGGAGACAAGAGCTTCTGTTTTTCTGTTTCACTGAGAGAAACGTAATCAACTTTGATTTCAGATATTTGACCATCGAGGTCTTGTATCTTTATTTTTAGCCCATCAACGTCTTGCTCAACATTAAGGACTCTTACCTCTAACTTAGATAAATCCTCTTCCGTTTTTGTGATGCGCTCTTCATGATTTGCTAGCTGAATACCATGCTCAACAATTGTTTGTTCGGCATCACCAAGCCTTTCCTCATGGTTTTCAAGAACAATGTCTTGCTCATCATTTCTAACTTGAGCATCAAAAGCCTCAGCGCCAGCCTCATTTGCACGACCAGCCACCTTTGCCATATCATCAGCACCACTTAACACTATGCGTCGATATGTTTCACTGAAATTAGTAGGTAGGATGTCTGGAACAATATAAGCGGATTGAATTTCTATGGGTTTAGAAATGTCTTCATTTGCCATTATTCAACCCTCATCGATAGATCGCTCAGTGTTACTGGTGACTTAGTGATAACGCGAACCTTAAACCCTATATTCTTTCTCACTCTTCCTACTCTTCGCCATAAAACACGGCGGTCATATTGGAATGGTGAGTTTTGTTCAATCATTTGTTCTCGACCAAAGTTAATGCCATCAGTCGTTGCAGAGAGAAATAACTTATCGGCAATCTGAGCAACGCCTGTTGATGCCTCAAGCTCTAAATCGAACACCCTTGCGTTATCGGCTTTAGCCATAGGCGTGTATAAAATATGCTCGACCTGCTTGTCATACTGAGATGACTTATTGAAAGCAAGATTGCCAATAACCCCCTCGGTTTTATCTGCGATAGTGATCTGATTACCTTCATACATAAAATCAATTGCACGATAGGTTTCGTCATACAGCCCAGATTTTAAAATGCACCACTGCGGGTATTGCTGGCTTCCTGCTGCGTCAAAGCAAAGTGTATGGCGCTGTAAGTGAACAATGAGTAACTCATGACCATCAAAACGAATAGTCTCAAGAACCGCATGTGATAACTCGTCTGATGTATAACTACGAATGATCTTATCAATACTTGCAGTAGATATTTGACTGGCAGAACCAGAACCAAGGATATAGACAGATGGCGCTCCGTTTGCTGGGTTACTGATGAATGCAAATGATTCTCCGAACTTACACTTAGCATCACGGCCAGCAATGCCCATCTGAACCATATAAGATGGCTGTGGCGCATATATTACTTGTGACGAACTTGTTGAGCCGGTAATGGTGAAGTATTCGATGGTTGACGAACCAAAGCAAAGAACCATATCGCGCCAAGAATCAATAGAAATGATGCCGTCAGGTTGAGATTCAGCAGTGTAAAATGGACGGAATTTATCAGGCTTTGACTCATCATCTAAATCAGTAACGCCAAACCTTTCACCGCCTTTCTGAAGCCAAATATAGCGCCCTCGGTTACGAGCGACATCAACAACATCACCTAATTCGTATTGAGGGTAGCTTTCAACTACCTCTAACACTTCTTGTGTCATCAAAAATTCAGTAACGTCTTTGGCTGTTTGTTCGCTAGATTTAGCAAGGTTCATTTTATACGTAACTGTGATTTTACCACCTGCACGCTTAATGCCCTCTACCAGAACGTCAGTAAGATAAGGTTTCTCGTCATCTTCCTGCTGAGATAATTTAACGCCCACCATTTGCTCAGTAATAAGCATCTCATTACCGGTTTTACCATCAGAAGTTTTAGGCGTGATTTTTAACGTTAAGAACCCATCTAGATCATTCTTTGTGAGCGGTACAAAATCATCATTACCGTCTTTGTGAGTCCATTTTTTAACTTCGCGTTTATAGCCTTCGGTAATCACCTTTTCCTCAGGCCAGTTAGATAACTCTTCAACCTCACCGTCATAGCGATAGAGTTTTAATTTACCGCCTGACGCTACTGCTTGACTGTAACCAGAGTGAGCCATAGTCACCCTGTCTTTACCTTGAATGTCAGCAATGGCATTCTGTCCACGATAAAGTTTATTTCCACACACGCGATAGACCGTGTTGTTTTTCGTGTTGTACTGAACACCACGAGATACACCATCAACACTATGACGCTTTTCTAATGCAGGGAACGAACGCAAATAACCGGACGCATTCAATACTTCTTTCGGTGTGGCCAACATATTAACCGGAAGACCGTCAATGTAATCTGCTGCATGCGGGTCTTTTCGCAAACCTCTAGCCAGTGGCAATTTGATAATCGGCATAAATCACCTATCTTCTTTGTTGCTCTCGATGTAGAAACGGTTTGAAGAAAAAATCCCGCGATTACCTGCGCCCGTTGGCATGTCATTTCTACGCTGTAGCGATGGAACTTTGGTTAAAGCGATACATACTGACTGATACGCAGAGTCTGCGGCAGTAAGTAAACTATCTGATGGTTGAATAACATGATCCATGCACAAGTTAATCGCTAGCTTTAGCGATACCGCATCTGCCGCCCAAGATGGTATGCCAGAATCATCATTAGGCATTGGGTGCTCATCATTGTCAGAGTCAGCAAATTGATAATCTAAATCGATACCCTTTACTTTCCACTGAGCCATCATGTCATCAAGGTCATGTAGCGCATCCTCAACATCTTGCGGAACAGCATCAGTGAGTGTTGCGTCAGAATACAATCCCGCCTTTCGTAACGCTTTAAGTACTAGCTCACCCTTCTTCTTTGCCATCTTTCACCGCCTTTTTAGCCTTTGGCTTCTCTACAGTTTCCTGTGGTGTTTTAAACCAACCTTGCTTTAGGGATTCTGTAACCTTTTCATCATCAACAATGATGTAATCAAGCTGCAATGTTCCACAGGTGATCATCGACCCTAATTTATAAAGCATCGTTGACATTGCTATCTCCAAATAAAAAGGGGAGCCGAAGCTCCCAATAACAACGAGGGTTTATTACTGGCCGGCGATAACCAAACCAGTGTATTCAGGAACCAGAACAGAGCAGCCATACAAAGTGGTGAAACGTGTAGTTGTCACACCTTTGATGTGGTCGAACGCATAAGACATGATCAAGGTTGCTCCCTGCTCAGTTGTAGCAGTCATTACTTGAGGGCCTTGTCCTGTCGGGAATGCTAATTTTCCATACATTAACTCAACCGAGCCATCAGCCCAGAACAAGTTAGTTGCTGCCGCATTCTTATTCAGAATGGTGATTGCTGCGCCATTTGCTGCGTTTGCATCAACGTTAGCGTATGGACGGCTAGCTACATCAGCGTTATTAGGTGGTAAAATTTGCGGTGAAATCGTCGCAGTAGTACCACTAACAGCCAGCACACGGAACACTTGAGGTTGGTCAGTTGTATCTTTGGTAATTTGATGTACAGAGTTAACGCCAGCAATTGTGAACGCATCACCAACTTGCAGACCTGCTGCCGATAATGTGATTGTACCTTGACGGTTATCCACTGGCATATCGTTGGCATCTTTAGATGTCACTTTATGCGCAGGAGCAGCTGCAAGAGTTAACGCCTCAGTAGTTCCTTTAGGCACACGGCCTGAGATGTCAGTTTTGAAGCTATCAAAGCTAGCAACTGGCGGTATTTGAGCCTTTTCATACGCTGTAAGGTTTACACCTTGAGTGTATGCACGGCTACCTAATTCACCTGCTAAATCTTTGTAGTTGAAGGGATTCCAGAAGCTACGGCGGTTAATTCCTTGAGGCACACCGATAACTGTCATTGTAGCGTCCATACCTGCTGCGCAATTCCATAGGTCACGGCCTTGACTGCCTGTTGTACTATTTGCCATTGTGATGACGTTAGTGGCTCGGCTAGTAACCATGTTAATTAAGTCTGAGTCGATTTGAGCTGCTAATCGCTGACCTGCCGCACGACCTGCTTCTGTCTTATGCTCTGGGTCACGCATTTCTCGTGCATCAAGCGTATAAAGAATGTTTTTAGGTTCTTTAAACACAGATGGCACTAAACGCTGAACAAGTTCAGTAGGTGTTTTACCTGTTAAGTCCAAGCCTTCTTCAACGTTCATGTGGTAACGCTGAGGACGCCACTCAACATCACCAGCACGCTGCATGGCAGTATCATTTGGTCGATGTTTTTTAGCATTTTTAGATACCACGCAAGAAGCTTCAAAGCTTTCTACGTAGTTTTCGAACATGATTTCTAGGTCTTTTACTAATTGGTTAGACATATGTTATGTGCTCCGATAGGTTATTTTTTAGCTTTCTTAGCGGCGAAATACTGGCTCCAATCGCCAGTTTCTCGTGCTTTTTCTTTCAGCTTATCTAAATTATTTAATACAGCACCCGTACCACCTTTTACTTCAGGTGTTGCGGCTGGTTTATTTTTTGGTTTTGGCATAATTTTAGCCTTTGATTCAATGGAGCCGATTAAACGACCAACCGCCACGGGGTCGGTGGCATTAGCCATTTGTTGACGTAATTCAGCGTTGCGACCTAGTGCCAGAACAACCATTTCAGGCTTTTCAGCGAAATGAATAATCATCGCTTGAATTTGCTCAGGGACTTCTTCAATCACTGATTGCTCAGCTTGCTGATAACCTGAAACCCTTAGAGACTTAACCCTCTCTTGGTAACTGGCTATTTTCTGTTGGTGAGCTTGCTGTAATGATTGTTGCTGCCGTTCCTGCTCTGCTTTCTGAGATTGATATCTAGCGTTTCTTTCAGCCCACTCTTGTACTTTCTGAGAGTAAACAGCGTCATCGTAATCAATACCTTCATCAGATAACTGAGGCATTCTCGGTGGAGGTGTTAACTGTTGCTGAGTTACAGGCTGGTGAGTTTGTTGTTTGCGAGCCTCTCGGAGTTCTTTATCTTTCTCCTTGATGGTGTTTCGCAAATGCTTAACTAAACCAGTGTCTCTTTCTTCTTCACTAACTGGCGAGGTTAGTTCATCGTCACCAAAGTAAAATGCTTGTTCGGAATCATCATCGTTATCGTCATCACTTGGCTGTGCGTCATTGCCTTGTTGTGCATTCGGATCATCATTCAGCTGAGCTTCTGGCGTATCAACTTCTACGTCAGGAATGTCAGCATCCACTTCTGGTGTGTTTTCTGCCGTGTCTAACATAACTACCCCTTACTACTCGATATAAGCCCATCGGAAGGCAATAGAGTGCTAGGCCTCTTAGTGACAGCCATTAGCATGATTAAATTGAATTACTGCTCGGTTTGTTGCTTAGGTGGTTGCATGGAATTAGTGAAATCCATGTTTTGTGAGTGACTTTGCGCTGATGTCTTTAGCATCAATTCAGCATTTGCACGGGCATTATCTCCTTGCTGTTGCTGTAATGAGCTAAACATAGACATGAATTCCCTGAATTCCTTGCGCTTGTTTAAGTCCATAGAGTTGAATATATCGGCAATCTTAGCCGCATTAAGCTGGTTTTGACCTTCTACTTTTGCTGCTTCAATCTGAATTTCTAACCGTCTATTCTCCTCCCTTATTACTTCTGCTTGACCTTGCAAGTAAAGTCCTTGAGCGGCAATTACTTCTGAATTAGGTTGCGACTGCTGCTCAGCTTGTGCCTGTGCAACCATTTGCTCTTCTTCTGGCGTTCTAGGTTTAACAACACCAGATATTAACAACTGCTTGCGGTTGTAGTCTTTCAGATCATCAATCCCCTCGCCATCCATGTTGTCTAATATCATTGATGTCAACATGTCATGCTTAGGTGTTCCAGGTGGAACCATTGCTAAGATATTGGTTAGTGATTTAACCGTCGCGTCTCTGCGTGTAGCGAATGACTGACCAACATCTACAGTTACTTCATATTTACCTTGCGATAAATCATTAAGCGCTACAGAATTGCCTGTTTGCCTATCAATAACTTCACCACTCATCAATGCTACATCGTCGGAATCATCTTCATTGACGATGCGCATTGGTGTATCACTACCGTAAACTTCACGAGCCATAGACAGCCACACAACGCCAGCCCATCGCATAGACTTAGCCATGTTATCCATATAGATATAACTTTGCGTGTCCATGCGATTGAAAATGCTATCAACCGTTTCAGTGGCCACATTGCTTGGCATATTCTCAAACTGTGAAGCACCAGTGATTTGTTGAATAGCCGTTCCTGTGTACTGTAATAATCCAGCAAGAGCAGGAGGCATTTGAGTTGGTGGCGTATAACTACTAACCTGAGCAGGAGAAACCACATCTCCACTTTTATTTTTAAGGCTAGTCATTGGCAGGTAGGCTGGACGCTTCTTATTTCTCTCAGCCCAGTGAGACATTAATGGCGTTGGTATCATATCCACATCAACAACTGGGATGCCATCACCGCCTGCCTGAGTAGCGTTATCAGCAATCATTGATACCATGAGGTTTTCTAACCTCTGTGCATCCATCGCTTTAGCTGCATGGCCTTCTATTCTTTCTTGGTTATCAACGAAAGAACGGCGACCATAAACAGGAATGAGCGGAATATGTTCACCAGCAATGCGTTTAGGCTCTTCCAGCCATTCTGCGCCAGACATCAAACCACAATAAACTCGACGCTTTTTAACCTCTCGTTCATTAACTAGTTCGAATGCGCCACTCTCCAACTCATCCTTAACTTCTTTGATCTGCTCATCATCATAAATAGCAGACTCACCAGTAAGCGTATTTCGCCAAGCGCTAATTGTTGTTTTCTCAATACGCACTTCGTAATATCTAGCCACATATATAGCTTCAGGCGTTGACCAATCGTATTGAGTGCCGAAATCATCACGCGATAAACTGGCAGCAATGGCATCGGGGTATTCTTTTTCGAATGCCTCTGGCGTCATTGAAAACATTTCAAGAGCCCATGTCGCATCGCTTCTGTCGTACTGCTTGCTGTCTTGGTCGAAGAATACGCATGTTGCTGGGTCATACACTGGAACTAAACTAATTCTACGTTGCTCATTACTCGGATCCATTTCATCTTCATAATCAGCACACATACGGAAGCAACCGAACCCACCGACAACCGCGTCATCGAATGCGTTATCACAAGCTTCTGCGCCAGACGTCTCCTGATAGTCAGCGCGAAACTTACCATTCATCTTTTCAGCTAGCGCCTCTGATGCTTGGCTGTCCTTTGGCCTGAATTTAACGCTAATCCTGTTTTGTCGGTACTCACCAATAATTCGGTCGCATTCTCTGGCTATCTTGTTCAATTCGAAGCGGGGGTAATGCTCAAAGCGTCCTTCATCGAATGAATAACCAGCGTTTGTACTACCTTCCCATTGAGCGCCAGCAACCCGTACAAATCGTTGAGCAGCAACAACCTGCTCTCTCATGCTTTGAGATGCAGACCAAGATTTATCAAAATTCTTGACCACTTTGCTGTGCCAATCGTCCATCTTTTTTATATTTGCCATATCAGCCTACACCACAAGGTATGTTGTAATTTGAGTAATCGGTAACTATTGCGTTTGGTGGGCAATACATAGACATCATGAGGGAGTCCGCCAAGTTAGGTGATGGAATGCCAAGTTTTACTTTCATATCAACTTTGGTCATTAGCTCTAACTTGCCGTTACCATTAAACTTACGTTGAATTTGCGTAAGCTCTGCGAATAGTTTTTCTAACATCTGTTCGCCAATCGCTTCTTTATCGAAGCTAATCATGTCGTCAGGGTTTGCATATTCGCTATGCTCTACCGCTCGATAAGTTAAATAGAGTCTATCAGCCAATGCATAGTAGAATTGAGCGCGCTTATTTCTGAATACATCGCCGATGGTTCGACTATTGTCACCGCTAACCACTTCATCAGCCCATGCACCAGATTGATATAAGGCATCCTCATCGAAAGGAGACTCACTACCTTTGAACATGGTTACTGTTGTTTGCTTTCCAGTGAATGCGTCAGTAACTTGCCTGCGTAATGCCGCACCCAATCCGTCACCATCCCATAGGAAGTGATCAGCGCCATCTTGAATAGCTTGCTCCGTAGCCCAATCAGCTCCGTCGTTAACGTCCATCAACAAGCATTCTGATATTCGCTTAACAACCGAACCATGCCGCATAGCATATCCTTTCGCATCACCACCAACATCAGACGGGTCATGAGTCGCAATGATTGCGCCCTTAGCTTTCCATCCGAGTTTCTTATGTGCGTCAGTAGCGGCCTCTAGCCATGCATACTTGATAATTGCCATATCGGAGGCTCCAATAGGCTCACCTAGATAAACATGCCGATATAGCTCGTAATTAGCTTTTTTCATGATCTCCATGTCACGCCTTAGCGTTTCAGGAAACCATGGATTATCTGTGTAGTTTATTTTCTTAACGATGCAGTAACGATTTCCATTTTCATCGTAGTCAGGATAGATACGATTTAATACAAACCGCTGATGAGTATCACTGAGCCTATTCTTAGGGTTGTAAGCTACCCATATCTCAGACTCAACAACTCGCCCATACTCTTTACTAAAATACTCTTTACGAACGGTTGGTATTAATGTTTCCCATGAGTCTTTCGAGACATTTTCAGCCTCTTCAATTAGTGCCGCATCAAAGTTTGCATACCCCTTTATGTTTTCCACATTAAGGCGCAAGAAATCAAAGCAGATACGTCCACCACTATTGGCGAATATCTCTGTCTTGTTAATGGTCACCAATGAATGAAGGTTACGTCTGTTAATTTCTTCAACAATTTCCGCATAACATGATTCTTTGATTGATTTCATGTACTCACGGAAACAAATTAATTTCCATCCGTAAAAAATAACGTTATTCAGCAGGATGGTAATAAATGTTCTTGTTTTTGCTGAGCCTCGCCCACCGTAAGAAACTTTAAATCTAGCAGGTTGCAAATACTCTTCGAAAATCTCAGGAATATCACACTGTTCACTCATCTTTTTTCACCTTGACTACATTGTAGACAGGCGCTGAAGGAGTCATTGACCCATCGGATGATTGATGATCCACTTGCTGTTTTTCTGAGTACCCATGATTAGCAAGCATTAGCTTCGTAATGGTAGGGTTGAATGTGCCAGTTAGACCACTGTTTATCAGCTTTAGCTCCTGAATCGCCATCACCCCCTCTAACGTGTCCGAAAACTCACGCCCAAGATCACTCTCCTGCTTTCCGTACTCATAAATTGTTGAGCGAGCAAGACCTAAATAACATGCCAATCCTGCAACGCTAGGAATGACAGAATCCTCATGCTCTTTGTAACCGCCATACAGATATTCTTTTGCCTTAGCGATTAGCTCTTCAGTAAGCTTGCTAGGGCAACCAACCTGCTTAGTTTGTTGTCCCATAATGTTTACTCCTTTAATCAATTATCCAGCTCACTCGTAAATGAGCTGTGTAATTAACTATTGCGTGAATAGGTCGAGTGCTTCTTGAGCTTCTCGTGCTGCTTTCTGTGCTCGCGATACAAACTCACTTTCAGTCTGACACTGCTTATATGCGTCTTTGAATAATTCAAACTTGAGAGCGTCGTCTTTAACAAACTCGATAGCCGCCTGAGCCGCTGCCGTGTCATTGCCAACCAATCTGAGTAATTCCAACCGCATTTGATTCTGTGCTGTAATTTCTGTCATTTGATGTTCCTGTGTGAAGTTAATCGCAACCATCACCACGTATCACTACGTTACTTTGGTCACTTACGGCTTACCCGTCAGCAAGATATGATCACTCTCCTTAATGGATAAACGACTTATCTAATTGCTGATATATATATTTACTTAAGCTATACTAAGTAGCTATCGCTACACTTTGATTGATATATTGTTAGTATTGCCCAGCCTCCCGTGCTGGGCTTTTTTATTCTTTTGGAATGCTTTTATCCGGCTCTTCACGGAATTGAGTTGGGTTATCGAAGCCTTGTGCTGCCATGATATTTCTCCATAAAAAAGCCCCGCTATTGCGAGGCTCTTTGTTGTTCTTGTGGATTTTATTTTTTGATGGTTAAACCAAGTAGAATTGCTATTACAGGCATTATAGCCCAACTACTATCTGGATAGTGATATTGAATAAAGGCGCCAATCACTATCGAGAAATATGAATTTCTTGCACCTTTTGCAGTCCAGACAATACCCATAACGGCTCCATTAGGTTATTTTTTCTTTTCTTGCGCTGGTTAAGTAAAGCAGCTCTCCGCCACTTGACCTCCTTACACTCTGTATGCCTACCTTTAGGCTTACAAATCCCTCTAAGAATGTCATTGCGCTGCCAATTAGCAATGATTCAACTGGGTGATTCGTCATTGATGCGGCAGCAATAGTTGCATACAGAGATTTTATTTTAGTAATATCAACCTCATTGCTTATATGAAGGTTAAATTTTATTGGCGACCGCCACCCTTCATTATTAAGCTTATCAATATCTGATATGGCATGTTTTAATTTAGATATTACTTTAGCTTTAGTTAAATCAGGATCACCTGAATTTAATATCTCAAGGTATAAATCATCACTATACGAATGAAGAGCTTCCAACTCCGCTTTTCTTCTTTCTTTAAACTCTAGTATTTCATGAATATGCACATCAACCGAAGGAACAGGCAGTAAATTTGCCAACTCTACTCTGGCTGACTCAGAAAAAAAGCTATCTCTTGATAAAAAATCACCTCCAAATTGGTGTATACGCCAATCTGAACTAGGGTTCTTTTCTCTAAGGGTATCAACTGTCTTTGACTGAAGTCTCACTTGGAGATCAGGGTAATCGTCGGTATTAAAAGCGCCATTAACTGAGTATCGAGGTCGCTCTAAGACACCGCTACCCATAAAAACCTCTTCATTAGCAACCCCAGTGTAAATTATATTATTTGACGGAATAACTATTTTATCCCAGTAGAGAGCTAAGTAATTCATCTCTACTGGATTAATGGCTCGCTGTATAGTAAACCCGCTATCATTTTTATTACGAGTTATTAACTCGGAAGAAACAACAACCCCTCTTTGCATATAACACCCCTATTAATCTTTAATAATCGTTAAGTGTTATAGCATAGATTATTTATTTCTTTCCGCTTCCATTTCCCATATTGCTTTCTTGGCTATCTATAAATAAGCACCTTTAGTCTGTTCAGAGTGGGTCATCGTAAACACTCCGTTTTAATATAATTCTGCAAATACAAAGTTTGCTGTTCGTTCTCGACTATCATTTCTCTGAGACGTAGATAATCTTGTTCAACTGCTTTGTTAAGTCGTGCGGTGTTTTCATTGCTTCCGCTTTCGGTGGAATTCTTGGTGACTGCTGGACACTCGGCTTTGACATACACCCGCTTAGAGCCATTGCGAATATCATCACGCAACCCATCAATTTCATTCTTTGCACTAGCTAACTCCTGAGTGTATTTAATATCGAGTTGATTTAGTCTAGTTATACGGGCTTGATAGTCTTTGTTGATTTCGACTTGCTGAGATAACTGATTGGTTGCTGTGTTGTAATCTTTGCTCAGTTTGTCGTAATCATCTATTACCCACCATAGCCAGAATGCAGATATTGCCAGTAGTCCAGCTAATACCTTAGTTAGCGTGTTCATATCACTTAACGCCATTGTGTTCTAACGAGTAGTGATTGCCGTCATTGAAACGACCGCCCCACGTACCGCCGATAGATTCCCAATATTCACCAAGTAATTTATGGTCACTTGATGCTGTTAGATATTTACCGTCTTTAAATAGGTTGAAATCCACAGCTAGGCGCTGGGTGTGTAAGCTGTTTTTAATACCGGCTCCTGATTTGGCATTTAACTGTGCCTGCTCTGGCGTTCGGTATGCTTCCGAGAATGTCAGCTCATATCCGTTGTCGTAGGCAAAAATAATTAAGTCCGCAATCATGCGAGTGAACTTGCGTTGTTTCTCACCGAGTGTCATTTGTTAACTCCGAATTTGTTTTTGAAGAACGACATTACCGCTTCTACGATTGCACCGATTTTCTTAGTGCCTAGGAAACCAATAAACACACCAAAAAACTGAGCCAAGCTGATTGGTAACTTTGCATATTCCAAAGCAGTAATGATGCCAATACTGATAAAGGCACATATAGCCGCTTCAGCTAAAGATGCCTTCCATCCCGAACCTTCTCTTTTCTCTCTGGTAAAAGCAGTCATTCCGGCTAACAAAACGCCAGCGATAAGTGGCGCATTTATTGTTATCCAGTCCCAGATTTGCACCCAGAATTCTGTATTTTTTTCAGGCATGCGCATACTCACCCCCTGCGGAGTGTTCCGTAATTAAAGTTAATAGAACGCCGACTCACAGCTCTTGTGTGAATGTGAAGTGTTGTGATTGATTCTGTGGTCGGCATATGAGTTTAGCGATGCCGGAATTGAACCGACGCAAGCGACTGTATGGCTGTCGCACATCACCATGATGAGATCGCTAAAAGAAAAAAAAGACCGCCTAAGCGATCTTCAAAATGAGTTGTTCGGAATAACCGAACATGTGAACTATCAGGAATTTCCGGAGAGTTGAACTTGTAAGGATTGCTTACAGGTTGCTATTCCCTCGAATTCGGGGGAATTAAAATAGAAAGCCCCAAGTGTATCGCAAGCCAGATTTCTCCGTTCTGCGTAGTGACTATGAGGGCACTATTATGAGATTGTGGAGGAAGGCTATTTAATCCTTTGTCGGTTTCCAGATACTCTCAGGGGCTTAGCCTAATCCGCAAAGGCCGCCTCTGGATGGTGTGCGGTACATCCGACAGCCCATACACTGCCGATCAGTCTCGGCGTTCTCCACAATGGTTAAGGCGCCTTCTCCATGCAGTGCAAGGGTGATTTTACTCACCAAAAGACACCTTACCATTGCAGATAACAAAAAACCCCGCCGAAGCGAGGTCTTGAATTCTTTTAACGTTAACGAAATGGCAATAACCCATCGTTAGAGCAATATTTACACAAAAAAGTGCAAAAGTCAATTCATTCGTTAGAAGTATTCGTTTTTAATTTGTTACCTTTTTTAGTATGTAATCTGCGTTACTTTCTCCTTTTTCACACTCAACCGCCAATGACTCATAAAATTTACTAACCGAACGTTTCCATTGATCAATCGTAATCCCTAAATGAGATACGGATTGAAAAGCCTTCGATGCAGGTATTCGCTCGTAGCCACGACCAGAACAACGCTTACAAGGCATACTGACAGCTTCACCGGTTAACCTTAATGTTTCCTTGTCTATTGCCATGCCACGCCCTTTGCAGTCATTGCATGCGCAAGAAACATAACCTTTACCGTTACACTTATCACAAGCGCATGACTCAGTGTCATTAATAATGCGAACTTCCTTACCAAAGACTTTTTTAACCTTAATCGCCTTTACCTTAAAACCTGAACCATTGCACTTTACGCACTCAGTAACACTCGATGCTGATCTGCAATAATCTGCATAAGCGAATTTTGCGAGTATTTGCATTACCTTTCGCTTAACATTCATATCGAGCTTGCGTAAGGCTGGAACCTTGTCGCAATGATTCAATGCATGCCGAGTTAAAAGTTGTATCGCTTTCACTTTGTCATTCTGGCTTATCTCCATCTTTCCCGAGAACGCAGAAAAGCCGAATGACTCTTTACTTTGACAGTATCCAAAGGCACCCATGACATCAGTGCCGGTTAATCTATCTGGCGATGTTGAGCTAGGCGCATCTGATATTGATGTGGTTTTAGCGAAGTGATATTTGACAGCGCTTTCTAGATTCATCTCGCCTCCGGTAATACTGTGTGATAATCATCATTCGCAGTTGTATATAGGACTCTGACACCATCCATCAGCCCGCTGGCTACTTCCATATAGTTCATAACTTGCATTACACAGAAATTAACTCGACCACCTGATTTGGATTTTAAATATCTTGCTTCTTCAATAGCTGCGATTAAGTCAGTGAACATCTTTCAGCTCCTTTACCGTTCTATACTTAGATGCGAATATGTAAGCTCTTCTTTTTGCTTTTGCTATCCGTATATTTCGCCTATACCTGAGGTAGTTGTAAGGAATCCAAACAAACAATAAAATCCCCCAAGTTATAACTGCAAACCATGCATCAGGAGTCATTCTTTAGCTCCTTTAACTTGGTTCGGTAGTGATCACGTATCCGCTCATAATCCTCGCGTTTCCATTTCGGCAACTCATGCGGGCCCATCAGACGTTCGAAACGCTCCTGACCAATTTTCTCTATTAGTCGAGGTGTGTAGTTTTCGATATTTCCCGATAGATGGTTATTACATGGTGCGCATTGCTTATGGCAGTTATCTTCATCGAACCTAAGTTCTGGGTTAGCACTGGTGGTTCGATAGTGTCCTGCGTGATACTGACCTTCGTGAAAACGACCACAAGAGATGCAAGGCTCATCCTTGTCTCTTTCTCTGATGAATGCGTTGAATGCGGTCTGTGCTTGTTTGGTGAAATATGAGAGGGGTTTTACTGCTAACTTGCGGGCTTTGAGTTTGTCTTTTGCTTTAACTTCCTTTTCTCTTTGCTCCTTTTTACGTTTCGCTAATGCTTTTTCTTTCTCCTTGTTTCTTCGCTTTATCGCTAGTTCTGCTCCATGTTCTGGACAACACCACCAAATGTTACTGTATTTAGGGTGAAACCATTCTCGGCATATTTTACAGCGCCGTCGCCTTAGCTTCTGCATCTCCCTCTCCTTTGATTTTATCCATCACTTCCAAATGAGCGTATTCATCAGCACACTTGCTACACACATAAATTTCATCATCTGTTAGCGGTCTATTGCATGACATGCAGTTCATTGCGTACTCCTTTGAGTAACGAGTCTATTTTCATCAACATCGGATTACCCATACCTGAGACGTTGGCTTTATCGACAAATGACAACCCACACATAAAATCATCCAGCACTTTTCTAGGTTTCTTTGCTTCAACTTTCTTTGCTTTTGGGAAAAGTGGAAGGTTAGCCAGTCGCTCTTTTTCAAACTGACTTCTCAATCGAGTAATTGCATCGTCTGTTACTGCGTAGTTATTAATTGGGCGAGTGCGTTTACGGCTCTTTGTTTCAACATGTTCTACACACTTAAATGCAAGTAACTTTCTTAGAATCGTTCCTGCTCTTGCGGGTGTTAAACCTGTTACCGATGAAATGGTGTTGTGATTAAATGAGATAAACTCACAACCAACCACTATCACCTGCGCATAAGCCCTGTATTGTTCTTCAGTCATGATCACTTCCTGTTTAAGCTGTAACGGTTGATGTGCTCACGGCGACTTTCTTCGATAAATCGAACCAACTTCTGAGCCTCTTCTAATTTCTCGTCATACTGCTTTAACTTTTCTTCTGGCGTCATTCGTCTTGTTTCCTTTTCAATTTCATGTACTCGCTATCTTCTGGAGTAGTTAGTATTAAACCGAACTGTGAAGCCCACGCTTCAACTCTCTGTAAGAAGTGATGCATTTCCCCTTTATCTAGTTTTGAAGTGTGCCTAAGCGTCTCTCGTTGCGTTTTTTCGCCCGTTAACACATCGGTGTACTCAGTTACTTCAAATCCAAGATAGGTCGCTTTCAAGCTTTCTTTCACCCACGCTTCAGTACAGAACTCACGACCTGAATTAATCAGATAGTCGCTGATTTCTTTGTACCAAACATGGCTTAATGAGTTTTGAGAGAGGCTTCTTTTTGGTTTGTATGGCTTGATCGTGACACTGAGTTTTGGGTGGGATTTAAGTAGTTCAATTACGTTGTTATCAAATAGCTTTTTCGTTGATTCGTGTAGACAGAAGTTCTCCATAGTTACCTCGTGCACTCCAATACTCAACTGCTAATTCCATATCTTCAGCAATAGGGCCTCTTGCTCCACAGTGTTTGCACTGGACAAATGAATTACTGAATACCTGCATGACCTCCAGTTTTTCTGATTTGCAGTGGTGGCAAGATTTTAACTCACTCACGGTTATCTCTCCTGTTCCAACCTAATGGCTTCAATTTCTGCAAGCGTCAGACTATCGACTGAATATGGATTGTTGAAATAAACCGTCGCCTCTTTGAATGCCGTAGGAAATCCAGCTACTAGCGTTACAATGACAACAATCGGTATGAACAAAATAACTAATAACCACTTGTCCATGTAGCACTCTAGCGAATTCAATTCATCTACTTTTGAATGCTGATAGAATGACAATCTACGAGTTGGAAATAGCTTATTGTGAACTTTGCGTTTTATCTTCATCATTCACCCTCTGGCATTGGTGGGAGTGGCATTAGAGCGCTAACTCTGCCTGCCATAAACGCTTCATATCTGCTCTGAATTGATTCTTGCTGGTAATACGTTCCTATTGGGGTTCTTTTTCTGGAAGCTATTAGAAAATCAATTGAGTAACCTGATTTTTTTGAATACCATTTTTCAAACTCTGTTGGATTAATTCCCTGCATTAAATGCCTCCCAGTCAATTTTAAATAGTCGATTAAGCACTTTCTCGCTTCGGTAATTTTTGAAAAACTTGCGGTTATAGTCTTTGCAGTTCTTTATGTATTTTCTTTTCCTGAAGGTAGCCTCGTCGGCATAAGCCCATAGGAGATCTTTATAATTAGTTCCTTTCATCTAAAAATCCTCTTGCGTGTTATCTGAAGCCATGCTTTTGCTTCAAGCTTGCGATTATTGATAATGATTTATTACGACTTGTTGGTGTGATCTTGTATTCGACTTGAAGCACTGGCGCTGGAATAGTTTCACCTGATTTAATTCTTGATGTCATACTCCGCAACTCTTTGGTACAAAGCTTTTTAACCTCACTATCAGTTAGGCTTTTGCTTCGCATCTCAGAGTAAATTTTGGTAACCATCCAGTAGCAAGCGTTTGATGGCCATTTCATTTCACGCCAGCCACGCATTTTGCAGTATTCTCGATAGAGTTCGTAAAGCTGATCCTCATTAGGCAATCCAACCGCTAGAGATTCACCTTGTTTACACCATTGAATAAATTGACCAGGAGCAGGAAGGAATGGATTCTCTTGCTGTCTGGCAATTTTCATCCCTGCGTTAATTTGATCTATTGTTCGAATATTGTTTTCAGCAAATGCCTTTGTCCACTGGCGTTTAAACTCGTTTAAATCCTCCTGATCTTTGAAGTTCGCCATTGACGCTGGGAATGTTGCTCGAAGTTGCTTGAATAACTCATTGAATACTTGCGCGGTATGCTCTCTGACTGGCTGTGCTTGCTGTAATGGCGCTGAATTGCTCATTGCCTGCAATGCCCTACCATCCCGTTGCTGAATGGCAGTAACAAGTGATTTCATATATCAACTCCCTCCATCCATTTTGTGTCATCAAAGTCTATCTTCTGCTTCTGTGAAACTGGGTTGCTGATTGCGGGTTTACGATTAGGTTGCTGACTTTGGATAATCAGTGTGTCCCATTTCTCACGTAGCTTTGCAGGTGATAATACGTTGCTACACCAGAACGAATCACGATTAGCCCACTTGAACATTCTGCAAATATCTTGGTGCGTATGCCCGTCTAATTGTCTCATCAGGCGAACATCGTTAGCCCATGTTGACCAGTTAGGTTCTTTAGTCGTAGGACTTACAATCAACACTTTCTCGTAAATCCATTGAGCAGCTTTTAGGTCTTCAGCATTACCCCATTTATCCCCTTTCTCTGAACTCACAACAGCATCAGGTTTTACCTTACGAGGCACAGAAGATTTTTTTCTCGGACGATCATTTAATAATTTATTATTAAATATATATTGTTCATGATGTGCGGGTTTATGTGCGTTGTTATGTGCGGGTATGTTGTCTAAAGGTGCATGAATACTGGCTTCATCATGTGCGGGTTTATGTGCGTACTTATGTGCGGGTACACTGACTAAATTTTGAGCATAATCACTGTAATTTGTGATAGTTATCACGGTGCCTTTATGCTTCTCTCCTTCGATTGAAATCATCCCTTCACGAACAAAAACAGCCAGCATTCGATTAACCGTATCTCTACTGGTTGGCTTGCCGTTCCTGTCGCACAGGTTTAGCCCTAGATTGGCTGGAGTTGTAACCAACTGACCAGCCTTTAAATGCCATATATGCCCTTTGTAATTGGCTGTGTACGGCTCGCTCTGAGCTTCTAACAATAAGTTTTCCCATAGTGTTCTAAGATAAACATCTTTAGCCCACGACTTATTTTTTATGCTCCTGTACAACGGGATGAAGCCTAGCTTCTGGTTTTCCACCCTGTTGCTCCTTTGTTGTCTTGCAACACCAAGATCGTAGAATTTAGCTGTATTCACCACGACCTCCATATCTGTTTGTTAAATAAACAGAATTCATATATAATTACTCCATTAATTAGCTGTATCAGACAAGAGAAACCTAAATTCCTCTTGTCGTAATTACTGGTTATTGATACAGTGTATTTGTTAGTCTAAATGGTTAAGTCCATTTGTTGAGAAGCCTCAGTTACCGCTGGGGCTTTTCTTTTAATCTTTCCCTTTCCTTCAAGAGCCTGAATAACCCTTTCTGCGTAATCACCTTCAAGAACAACTTTCGTTGGCTTATCGCTGATATTTACAGAGTCAGGGGGTAATCCGAACTTACTCACCAACTGGCAAGCTAAATCGAATATTCTATTTTTATCACGACTTGAAGTTGATGGATGAACGCCTAGCATTTTTGCCAGTCCGTTATTTCCGACTGAATACATTTGTTTTAGATAGAAGCTCATCAATTCATTTGACGAACATTCAACTTTGATAGTTTTTGATAGTTCCATAGTTTAAATTCCTTCTTAGATTACTTCCCATATTGGGAACAGCAGTAATGATCCATGGCTCATTCCATATGAGCGGATTGTTGATGATAGTGTGTAATTGGGTTTTGCCTCCTCTAACCATTTAGCTAGTGCTATCCGGTAGCCCGACAATATACTGTGCCGTTCAGTTGGAGATTAATAATCTAAGCGACTAGCTCAGGCCAATTTTTTATCCAGTCGTCTGGGTAAAGGTCTTTTCTAGTCACTTTTGAATTGCTATTTTTTTCAATCAAGACACAAAGTTCTGTTCCGAGTCTTGAGCCTTTAGAGATAGCCTTTCTTAGGTATCCTATGGTTGTTCCGCATCTAATAGCGAACATTTCCTGTTCAGGTACAGAAAGTGAGTTTAAAAATATCCTTAACTTTTCCATTTGTTGTCCTTGTTTATATAAAACACATTAAATATACCTGTAGGTATACATAATATCAATACCCACAGGCAATTTACCAAAAGGTATTTTTAATAGATGATTTACTTATGAACTCAGAAAATGATTTATATGAAAAAAGGCGCAAAAGACTTGCTGAACTTGTTGCTCAATATGAGACGCAAGAAGAGTTTTCTCGCGCCATAGGTAAAGACAAGTCTTATGTATCTAGAATGCTCTACTCCCCTAACAAAAAAGGATATAAGAGGATTGGGGATAAGATGGTTATAGCTATTCAGAGAGCTTTAGGTCTTCCTGCTGGGTGGATGGATGGCATAAATGATTCTACATTTACACTTCCAGAGACTAATGATAACTTCAAAGTTGAGATGCTAGACATTCAAGCTAGCGCTGGTCCTGGAGTTATGGTTATAGATGACTTTATTGAAACAATAACAGCTATAGAATATTCAGCCGATGAAGCCAAGCGATTATTTGGTGGTAGGCCGGCTAATACTATCAAGATGATAACTGTAAAAGGGGACTCTATGGCTGAAACATTTGAGCCTAGAGATCAAATATTCGTAGATATCACCACTAACTTTTTTGATGGTGATGGAATTTATGTCTTCGTTTTAGATAATCAGCTGTATATAAAGAGGCTTCAAAAGCAATATAAGAGACTGGCCGTCATATCTGATAATCCAAAATATGAAACTTGGTATTTGGAAGAAGATAACGTTAATAGTGTTTATATCCATGCAAAGGTATTAGTTAGCCAATCAATAAAATATAAGTTTCTCGGATAGTTTACCTATAAATGAATAAAAAAGCCCTTTTAGGGCTTTTTTTGTACCTAAATAAAAATAAAGTATAAAAAAATTACCTGAAATATCATCAAGGTAAACATTTCATCGCTATTTTGTTTACCCATAGGTATTTACTTATCGATTACCTATGGGTATATTTAGTTCATCGAAGGCAAATAACGAAAGCCAAAGATTGAAAGAAGTGAACGGCGCACTATATCGACGGGCGGACGGCGTATCTCAGCTTTATATAGAGACAATGTACCGAAGAGGCAAAACCCACATTCACAACAAACGAAATTTATTTCATTGAGATATATTTCATTTGTTGGAGATTTAAAATGAAAAAAAACTTTCTTGATTGTCCTGTATGTGGAAATAGATTTAATCCCAAATCACCTTTAGAACACATACAAAAATATCATCAGCATGCAACAGATAGAGAGCTTATTAAAATAAGAGATGCAAGGAGAGCCTGTTTTGGAAAGCCTTATTCAGGGAAAAAAATTAGTAGTTCTGTGCTACCAAGCATGTCTTTATATGCAACTACTCATAAGAAAAATGGTAGAGTTAAGGATGTAACTGCAAGGTGTTAACCGATTAAGATAATTTAAGGAGGATTGTTTTTAATGGGTAAAACAATATTTAGAATGATCAATGGAAGAGTGGTTCCGATGGTCGTTGATGAAGAGATTGCTGGTAATAGTGGTACAATGTTTTATGTTTCTACTCCAAAGCATAAAACAAATGAGAGAAAGCTAAGTCATAAATCATCTTTCGTTATACCAAATGCAACATGCCAAAAGTGTGGTAAAGATGTTTTTTATTATGAAAATTCTTTTGGATCTAGAGTATTGTTTGATTCCCTTGGCCCTCCTTGGCCAATTCATCCGTGTTACAGTACTTTTGTTGAGAAAAAAAGGAAATTACTATCAGCTCAAGATCGTGGGTGGGAACCCGTGATTATAAAAAAGGCAGTGATCACATCAAGTGGCGCCTTAAAAATTCAAGGAATTCTCGGAAAAGAAGAAATACGATTTTCTTTTGATGAAAAGACGTTCTCAAAAATGAGGATATCCATAGAGGATGCAGAGAACTTAATAATATTTGGTTCAGTGGAGCGAGGTAAGATTCAAACCCATAATGGTAAGAATTTATTTTCTACTAGATTTAATGAAGTAATTATCGCTCCTCCTAAAGAGGATAATAAAATTATAATCGAAGAGCCAATTAAAATATTTGGCATTAAAAATACAGTAGACAATATTTATTATCTTGTTGATATTATTGAAAATGGGAAATTAACAGCTCAAATTTTAATATTAAAAAATAAATTTGATAAATACTTTTCAAATAACGCAAGCTTAATATTTAAAAAAACAACAGAGTGCAATCCATTTGCATTTAAGTGTAAGTCTGAATCACACGGAATGTATATTAATCTAAATGTACTCTCTGATGGTATAACTTATATCTCAAAAGATTATATAGAATCTATTTCTAAAAATAGAAATCCTGATGATAAGTGGTTTGTTGGGATTTTAAGTATTGAAAAAATGCAATTGATTGCAAATCAAGATGATAATTTAAAGAAATTGTTGATAACAGGATTGCTAAATAGAGGGTTTAACACCAACTACTTAATTTTAGATAATTCCTTATCATTGTCTATATATGAGGCGCATAAGAAAAATAGAGTTAATTCAATATCAGCTAAAGTATATGAAAATCAAAGCTCGATAGAGATAGCGATTGAATTTTCTGGTGTAATAACACTCTCTACCGAAGCTATTGTTGTAAATGATTCTTATATAAATAAGGTTAATAAAAAGAAAGAACGCCGATTAGCAATCCACAAGAATACGGCTAATGAAGATAAGATAGAGATAAACCTTCCAGATATAGAAAATCAGATTAGTGATTTATCGTCAAAATTATCCACAGCTATGGCGGATGCTTTCGCATCAGCAAAAAGACGAAAATAAAATATATTACATTTCACGAAAAACGCCTCGCAAGTGCGGGGTTTTTTATTACCTAAATTCGGCTAATTAACTAATTACAGTCCATTCTGTGGGCTGTGGTGAGTTGATTAAACAAAAGGAATTTCACATGCCAAATCATGTAACAAACATTATTGAAGCCAGCTCCGTAGTAATTAACGCGATTCTTAATGACGATGGAGTTGTAGACTTCAAAGTAATTAACCCAATGCCAGATGATTTAAGTATCAATGGCGCAAGCGGATTTTATGGCGACGCTGAAAACGCAGCGAAGCTTATGTGCAAAGAGAAACTTAGTGATAACCCACTACTTGGTGCATGGCAAGCATCTACCCAGAAAGGCGCTAACGCTCTAAACATGACAGATGAAAGCTTTGAGCAGTTTGTCTGCATGATGAGGAATAAGCGTAAACACGGTTTTTATCACAGTATGGATTTCGCTAGAAATGTATGGGGAACAAAATGGGGCGCCTATAATTCTTCTAAAGAATCAGACAATAAAGTCTCATTTGAAACCGCATGGTCTCATCCATTCCCTGCATTAAAGTTGCTATCTCAGAAATTCCCAAATGAAGAAATCACAGTTAATTATGCCGATGAAGATACTGGCAGCAATTGTGGTTATTACACAATCAAAAATGGCGAAATCATCGTTGAAAGCATCGCGCCATCATGGAATGAGCAGACCGATGAAGAAAAGCGCAAATGGACAGAGTTCGCTTTTAAATTAAATCATCCAGACAGTAATCCTCGTGAATATGGATATAACGAAAACTGGGAATATGACGAAAGCCTAGAGAGCTAGGTTGGTGAGTTGATTAATAGATAGGAGATAGAGATGGAACCAAGGGATTACCGATTTTATAAAATTAGCAAAGAAGCCACCAAGCAAATCAAAAAGGAAACGGATGAAATCCGCGCTAAGCGGCAGGAGCTACTCCACGAAGCCATTGAAAGCGTTGGAGCTAAAGGCGTTAGCTTTAGTAATTCATGGGGTGAAAATGGTACGACAATTCGCGCATTTGCTTTTGCCGTAGATAAAGAATTCGATTTTGCAGTTAAAGAGATTCAGCGAACCAGTGAATTAAGAGTTATTCGCGCCAAAACTAACTCGAAGAAAGGTAAAGAATTCAACGCGGCATTGGACGCAGTGAAAGACGAACTAAATAAGAAACTCAAAGAGTTACCCTGTTTTAAAGATTACATCATCAATAAGTTTGATATTCAGTGCTGCTCTGTTAGTCAACACGGTAGCGGTGCTGGAATGCGAATGCTGGAAACGATTGTAGGATATCCACAAACTGATAAAAGCTTTCTTATTTGTGCCATACCAAATCATGAGAGAGGCATGGATAAACAACCAAACATTCCAGATTGCTTTGAAGAGATAACCTACGGCGTATTTTACGACTTATCAAACAGCAAATAGCATCGTATTTAGTTAATAACGGAGGGAGTATGACATGCCAATGTTTAAAGTAACTTGCAAATGGAATGGTAAGCCTTGGGAAAAAGATATTGAAGCAGAGGATGAAGGCGATTGTGCAGAGCACATTTATCTATGGGCAGTAATTGGAGCTAAGGCAAACATCACGGAATTAGATATCAAAGAAATACCTCAGCAGTAACCCACCGCACCAACACCAGAGAAACCAAATAACAATCGCTATCGCAAGATTAGCGCAGATTTCGCACATCCAGAGGTAAGCATGAATATTGATAAATACAAATTACGTGTAGCCCAAAGCAAAGCTGGAATTGCTTTATTTCTCACGGATGAGAATGGATGGCGCGAAGCAAACGAAACATTAAAAACAGCATATGGAGTACAGCATGAACGCAAAGCAAAAACATGCAAAGCAACAGATATTCACCTTACTTCGCGAGTCTGAAATGACTGAGCAACAAGTCGAATTATTGTTTGATGATTGGAAATTTAAACAGCAATGCGAAAAGACAAATCGCATTTTACGTCAGGTTAATACGCGTGGAGAGTATGCGTTCACGTAAGGAGATAGTCATGCACCTCATCTTGGATATGTGCTGTGGTAGTCGCATGTTCTGGTTTGATAAGGAAGATAACCGAGCAATTTACAGCGACATCCGCGCAGAGAAACACATTTTATGTGATGGCAGGAAGCTAAATATCACACCAGACATTATCGCTGATTTTAATTAGAGTTGACCACAACGCATGGATGTTTAAAAAGTATGGGAGATTAAATAAAGAGTCATGGAAAGACGATTTATCAAAAGGATTTAGTGAAGCATTTAGAGTGCTCAAGCCAAACGGAACATTGGCATTCAAGTGGAATGAAACGCAAATACCTACCAAGCAAGTTTTAGCGCTAACCGACCAAAAACCAACAATAGTACAGCGTGTCGGTAAGAACGATAAAACGCATTGGGTGCTGTTTATTAGGGAGGAGTTATGAGCAACTCAAAGCAATGGTTAGAAGAATTACGCAGGAAGCGTAAAGAATCGCAGGAACGCGAACGCAATGAATTTATGTATCAAACGGAAGTGTTAGGACGACAAGGACTGTCATTGCCAATGAAGGACTTTCAGGGGGATTTTCAATGAACGTTTCTAATTCCTACCCTACCGATAAATACCCTCAATTAACATCTCCATCATTAGCAAAAAACAGAGAGGAAGCTCTGGCTCAAGCTATTGCAATGATTGAGGGGCATTTGCCGAATACGAGCGTGAAGGAGAGAGAAAAGCGACTAGCAATGGAACTGCTACACATGAACTTGGACGCATCGAAAAATCACCCTCCTATCCCTCAACATATTCAAGCGTTACGTGATGCAGAAAGGAGTTCTGCACCGAGTAATAAATTTGAAATCGATTATTACGGAAGTGATCGCCGATCTGGTCAGTATTTGGGAGATTAATATGACATACAGAGTAGTAGATACAGAGACTTGTGATTTTGACAGCGGAATAGTTGAGATTGCAAGTGTCGACATTAACAACAATGAAATTGATTACACTTCTCAGAAGTCGCACTTTGTAAACCCACAAAAACCTATCTCAATAAGCGCAATGGCCATTCACCACATCACTGATGAAATGGTTGCTGATTCTCCGCTAATTGATGACGTTATCAACGATTACAAGGGAGCCGATTACCTAGTTGCACATAATGCCGAGTTCGATAAGCGAATGATGCCGGAAATGGATGTTCCGTTTATTTGCACGTTAAAGCTGGCAAGACGCTTATATCCAGAGTTAGAGAGCCACAGCAATCAATATCTACGTTACGCGCTAAAGCTGAATGTTCATGTGCCAGATGGATTACACGCACACAGAGCGCTATATGACTGCATTGTTACAGCGTCATTGTTTAAACGAATCAAGGATGATTCAGGGTGGTCAGATACGGAAATGTTAGAAATAACTAATCAGCCATCATTATTAAACAAGTTACGCTTCGGTAAGTACAAAGGAATGACATTCGCCGAAATTAAGAAAGAAAACACAGGTTATTTAACTTGGTTGCTCAATCAGCCTGATTTAGATCCTGATATTGAGTTTTCAATTAAATACTGGCTGGAGAAAAGAGATGAGTGAAGTATACAAGGCAATAAGTAATGTTGCTAAGGAGTTGGCTGAAAAAGGCATCAGTAAGGAAAAGCCCAGGGGCGGTGGCGTAAATTATGCGTTTAGGGGTATTGATGCGGTTTATAACGCCCTAGCCCCTGCATTAGTTAGGCACGGATTACTTATTTTAACTCGCTGTACTGAGCGATCTGTATGCGAAAGAACTAGCAAGAGCGGAGGCGTATTAAATTATGTCACTGTTAAGGCTGAATTTGACTTTGTGTCTGTCACGGATGGCAGTAAACACACAGTCATGACATATGGCGAAGCTATGGATAGCGGAGATAAAGCCACAAACAAAGCCATGTCCATTGCATATAAGTACGCGGCATTTCAGGCGTTCTGTATTCCAACAGAAGAAACAGCAATTGATGCAGATGCGGAAATTCATAACGTAGCGCCACGGACGGCAGAGCAGGTGTTAGCTGATTACACTAACTTCCTTGGAACAGCTACGAATCAGTCACAAATCATGGATGAGTACAAAAAAGCATGGAATGCATTGGCTGGTACTGAATCACAAAAGGAATGTGAGCGTTTAACAGGCATTCGGATTAAAGAACTTAAGGAAGCTGCATAATGGCAAGTAAAGGCGTAAACAAGGTAATTCTCATTGGTCATTTGGGGCAAGCCCCTGAAATACGTTATATGCCGAGTGGTGGCGCAGTAGCAAATCTCACACTAGCCACATCGGAATCGTGGCGTGACAAACAAACCGGTGAGATGAAAGAAAAAACTGAGTGGCATCGAGTATGCATCTTCGGAAAATTAGCAGAAATTGCAGATGAATATCTGAGAAAAGGAAGTCAGGTATACATCGAAGGCTCTCTGCAAACACGTAAATGGCAAGACCAGAGCGGACAAGACCGATACACAACGGAAGTAGTGGTCAATATCGGTGGCACAATGCAGATGCTAGGCGGTAACGGTGGTAATCAGGCAGGAAGCCAGAAGCCACAGCAACCAGCACAACAACCGCAAGCACCACAAAATGAGCCACCTCAAGATTGGGATGACCAAGAAATACCCTTCTAACCACCCTACCCGTTTAACCAAAGGATATAACCATGATTCATGTTGTCAGTTTTTCTGGCGGCAGAACCTCGGCTTATCTCGTGCATCTGATGAAACAAAGACGAATCAAGGAAGATTTGGATGTTAGATACATTTACATGGACACAGGAGCGGAACACCCAAAGACATACGAGTTCATTAAAAATGTCGTATCACATTGGGGTATTAACTTAACCTGTTTGCGTGTCGTAGTTAATCCAGAACTTGGACAAGGAAATAGCTACGAAGTAATACCCGTCAGTGAAATCAAGCATGACCTTGAGCCATGGAAAGCCATAGTTAAAAAATACGGACTACCCTATCCAGCTGGTGCGTTCTGCACCAGGGAAATGAAATTCAATCCAGTCACCAAATACTGCAAAGATAACTTTGATGAATATACGACATGGATCGGAATACGAGCAGATGAACAAAACAGATTGAAGCCAAAGGATGGCATTAATTATCTAGCTGATATCAGTGACTTTGAAAAGGATGATATTAATCACTGGTGGTCAAAACAACCTTTCGATTTAAACATTCCTGAGCACCTCGGAAACTGCGTTTTCTGCATCAAGAAAAGTGTAAATAAAATTGCCTTAGCTGCAAGAGATGAGCCTATTCTAGCGAAGCAATTTATTGATGTGATTAATGGGGATGTCAGAGAAGTTAATCGAGAGCAGCAATCAAGCCAAATTATGTTTAGAGGTAATAATTCACTGGAAGGAATAATTGCTTTATTCAAGGGCCATACAAGAGATGAAATAGCTAGTGTAGTTAAAGGTTCTGGCGGATATAAATCAGGTTCTTGTAGTGAATCTTGTGAAGCTTTTAATTGCCAACTGGATTTACCTATTTAACCCACGAACTAAGTGCAAGGATGCAAACAGGAGATAGATATGAAAGGAAAACAGTATCAATGCCATGACTGCGGAGATGAAACAAAAATAATCCAATCTTATGATCAGACGTCAAATACATATGGTTTCATAATTCAATGCCTTAATTGTGGGTATGAGGCTGGTCTATTCGACACCCTTGAAGATGCAGAGACGGTGATCAATGGTAACTCGCAGGGATGCAATGAAGAGGAATGAATATGAATACCTTTACATACCATAATCAAATTATGAATTTCACATTACCAGAACCAGACCCTAGGAATGTTTGTAACTTTTGCGGTGGAAGCGGTAGTAAGGACAATTTAATCCAAGGTAAAGCAGCAAATATTTGTTTTGAGTGTTCTGATTTGGCGAAAGAAATTGCAGATGAAAAGCGTAAGGAAATAGCAGAAAAGGAAATTAAAGAAATTATTCGATTAATTGAAGGTTATGCGGCCAAAAATGACAGTGCAGACATTGCCAGTCTGCTTTATCAAGCTGGATATAGAAAGGTGGAGTGATGGATAAATCAAGGCGGCAATTTGAAGAGTTTATAAGTAAAGGTGATTACCCTTGGGTGAAAGGTATTATCCCTGTCATGTGGATGGTGTGGGAAGCATCACGCGAGAGTTTGGAGGTTGATTTGCCAGAGCCATTTATTGCAAATGAAAATTGCGAAACTTGGTGTTATGACGAAGATTTAGTTAATCAGGCATTAATCAGCAATGGAGTGAAAATAAAAAATGAATGATGAAATCTTGGAGTTAGCGATTGATTTAAAAAATAAAGCTAAGGTATTAAGCGTTGGGCATGAACGATCATATGTTAATTTAAATACGCTAATAAAAATTTGCGAATATATCGAACGCATTAACAATCTACAGCCTGTCGCTTGGATGTACCCTGTGTTTCATGATGAGAAAATGCAATTCACTACTGATGCAGTTACATCTGAAAATATAGATATTCATTTTCAATCTCATGGCTCACCATTTAAAGTAACCCCGCTATATAAATTAGATTAAACAACCATGCAAATAATCGGATATGTATTGCTCATGCTAATACAGGGTTCTGCTGTGCCTATAACGGAAGATATATACACGAAATCGGAATGCAATAAACGTGCTGAATATTTAATGTCAGTGAGGAATGTTGAATTTGTTTGTGGAGAGGTGATTCGTGAAAATAACAATTGAATGTAAAGATAATGAGTATTTATTTGCTCTTGAAGCAGCAAAAACAATTATCAGTAATAAGCCAGATGTTAATGCATTAGCCGTGGCTACTGGTGATGGGAAAACGGCGTACGGGAAGAAATCACATGCGGGTAATTACAAAATAACTGTTAAGGATTAATCAATGAATAAATACACCGAACTATCTGATTTCGAGATTAATAAAAAGGTTGCTGAAAATCTTAAATTAAACACAATCGCATATGAACGCACTGAAATAGTTTTGTTTGATGATATGGATGCAACGCCTTTCGACCCTTGCAACAACCCATCTGACGCAATGCCGATTATTAACGAATATGGAATTAGCCTTATATATCAAGATAGACAATTCCAGTTTGCAACTAACGACGGAAACATAGAGTGCTGTATTGCCAATCCATTAAAGGCAGCAATGATTATTTTCTTATGTATAAAGGATTCGGAGAATGAGAATAACAACAACAGTTAAAAATAAAGATGATATTGAATTAATTGCATACTCACATTGGTGCTTATCTAATTTCATTGATATTCAATATAAAGAGTGTGCTTATTCTCTTAATGATATGCAAGTATGGATAGTTAGAAATAAAAATGGAAATATATCTGTTAAAGGCTATCGAGTTTAATAATTAAACATCTCAAATCAAATATTAAATGAATGGAAAATAGCGTAGGTGAATTATGGAAATCAGAATTCATGGTGATGTTAATGATATAGAAAAGATGGCAATAAATGCAGCTTTAAATATCCACGATAAAAGCAAGAAAGGATTTCGAATAAATCACAGAGTTAAAATTAAAAATACAATTTATAACGTTGAAATAGAAAATTGCCCCAATTCTCTCAGAGTAATAATGAGAAATAAAAGGCAAAGACTATGAATGCACAGGCAATGGAAAACGCACGAAGGCAAATAGCAAAGGAATGCTTAATCGAAATCAGAAGCCACGGAATACCAAACGACAAACTAACCACTCAGATCCTCGATAAATACACGCCAAAGTTTAAGCCTCTAAATCACATGAACTATCAGGACAAGATGGTTTTATCGTATTACCTACGGAAATTACAAAAGGAAGAGAAGAATGGATAGAACATTAATGACTAGTGATGAAGTGATGAATAAATTAGGAATCTCATCGAGACAAACTTTATGGGATTACGAGCGAAGAAGAAAATTTCCTCGCCCTATTAGATTGAGACCTAAAGCATACCTTAGAACAGATGTTTATAAGTGGATTAAAAACGGTGGCGCTAGTCAGACAACTCCCTAA